TATCAGCTATTAATTTAAGGGCTGATGTAGTAATGGCAAATTTAATGGGGTATAAACTGTCCCATAAAGCCCTTAGAAATGGTGACCCAATAGATGAGGAAGTATATAAAGAGTTTTTGGAAACCCTTACTAATGAAAATTCTCCAAGTCTTCTAGTTTGTGACCACATAAATGGGGAAGGGTCTATGACGATAGAAGGTATTGCGGGACTTGTTAGAAAACATACACCAGAATTTATAGTACTAGACGGCATTTATTTAGTCACTTCGGGATTAACTACTACTAAAGCTATGTGGGAACAATCACATGCTTTATTCTATGCTATGAAAGGATTGTGCCTTTCTCAAAATGTTTCCATGTTTGTGACTACTCAGGCGAACAGAGATGCTGCGAATGTATATGTTCCACCCCAACCTGAAACTGTAGCCTTTGGTGATGCACTCCTTAGGGCTTCGGATGTAACTCTATCTATGGCACGGGTAGAAAATGATAATCAAAAACGTGTGATTCAGTATCAAAAATATAGGGATGGAGAGGTAGATATAGACATGTCCTTGTTAGAATGGGATGTAAAATTCTTTGGGGATAATGCGTATTAATGAATTGGACTAACATTCTTATAGATGCAGGACTTCCAATTCCTATAGATAAATCTGAAGTAAGTATAGTTTGCCCCTTGCATGATGATAGAGTTTCGTCTTTATCCATAAATACAGATAAAGGTGTGTGGATTTGCTTCGCTGGATGTGGGCAAGGCCCATTAAAATTTTTTCTAAGTAAGTATTGGCATATGTCTTTGTTGGCGGTGGAGACGTATTTAGGAGATAAAGATGTAGAACTAGACATAAATTTCTTTGATACTTTTGAATTGGAAGAGGCAGAAGAATTTGTAACTTTTCCAGAAGATTTTCAAGGGTATACCTATCCAAAGTGGGCTTTTAATAGGGGGTTTTCTCAGCAGACTTTAGAAGAATGGGGTTGTGGTACTAATAGGTATGATGATTTAATCATTCCAATTTATACACAGACCCAGGAATTGAAGGGATGGGTATCACGTAGAGCTAATGCTGTTCCTAAGTATCTTTATTCTAAAGGGTTTAAAAAATCTAAGCACCTATTTGGGATTAATCATCTTAAGCGTAGTCCATTTGTGTGTGTTACGGAAGGTAGTTTAGATACCATGTGGTTAACTCAAAATGGTTTCCCTTCTATAGCAATACTAGGAGCCATATTATCTAAGACCCAGGAGGAATTACTTTCAAAACTTCCTGTAGAAGAATTGGTTATTTGTTTAGATAATGATGATGCGGGGCAAAAAGGAAAAGAACGATTAATGGCTTGCATGACACAAAATTTTGTGGTATCATATACGAAATTGCCGAAAGGAGTGAAAGATGTACAAGATGTAAAAACCAAAAAAGAGCTAGAAGCAATAATACAGAACAGAGATATTTGGTAAAATAAAATAGAAGGAGAATAACATGAGTGGAATAGGCAGAATTCAAAGTCTTAGGGAAGAAAGTAAGCAAGAAGCAGCATCTAGGTCAGCAGTTCCTTTTAGAGAAGTATGGTTTAAAGACGGTGACCAAGCATTTGTAACCTCTGTGGCTACGGGAGAAGATAATGATGTGAACTTGGATGAAGTATCTTTGTATACCTTTAGACAGGGGAACAGGTTTGTGAATCTCTTGAATGCGGATGGGGTTGATTTGAGTGCAGTACCAGCTGATTCTCGTCCCTCTAGGAAGTTTGCTTTTTGGGGATACGTACATGAAATTATTCATGGGGAAAAGCGGAATGATGATTGGGAAGAAATCTCAGGCCCAGGTGGACGCAAAATGTTTAGGGAAGTTGTAAATGACTTCAAGGTTATTTGTCTAGGATTTGGTCGTAATGATTATCTGTGGAATCAGTTGGTAGATGTGTATAATGATTGGAACTCCTTGAATAAGGGAGTCATGCGAATTAAGCGTACTGGTGCTGGTATGAGGGATACTTCATATGCTATAGCTGCAACGGCTAGAGATGGTGAGATTCCTGATGACCGAAAGGATGATATTGATGAACTTCCTCCTATCCAAGAGTATTTCCAAGAGCGGTACGGGGCTTTGTGGAGTCCTGGCCCCTCCAATGGAGATGGGGAAACGGAAATTAAAACTGAATCCACTAGCCTAGATTTGTTTTAATGACCGCTAGATTAGATAAGGATGAGTACTTCTTGCAGATCGCCAAAACCGTGGCGCAAAGAAGTACTTGTCCACGTAGACAAGTTGGTTGTGTATTAGTAGATAGCCAGAATCATATTGTTGCTACGGGGTACAACGGTGTTCCAACAGGGTTTGCTCATTGTATTGATAGCCCTTGTCCTGGAGCGCAGTACCCCACAGGAGAAGGGTTAGAACTTTGTGAAGCCATTCATGCAGAGGTTAACGCCTTCCTTCAATTACGGTCTGATGATGAGTTAACTGCGTATATGACTGTACTTCCTTGCTTTACTTGTGGTAAGATGTTTGCTAACAGCAAGGTTAAGAAGATTGTGGCCTTAGAAGAATATGTCCACGCACAAACTAAAGCCTTATTATATATAGCAGGAATACAGGTAGAAGTACATGATAGTAACTAAAGAAAAATTTAATGTAGCATTACAAGATTTAGCTACTTATGATACATGGTGCGTAGATGTAGAGACTAATGGACTAAATCCTTATGCGTATAATCAAGTGTGTGGTGTAGGAATAGGGGGATATAAAGATGAACAAACTACATCGAGCGTCTACTATTTCCCTTTCCTACACCACCAAGGAACTAATTTAGGTCAATGGGAACAGACACAATTAATAGAACAGCTAAACCAAGTGGAAACATTATTAGGATATAACATTAAATTTGATTTACGCTTTCTAGAAAAGATGGGCGTGAAAGTAAACGGTCAAAAACTTATAGATGTGATTGTTCTTGTTAGGCTTTGTGCAAATATAGATGTTAGAGAATTTAGTTTAACGGAAACATTAAAGCGATACTATGGTCTTGAGGCTGCTGCATATGACATAGAGACTAAGAAGTGTCTAAAGCAGAACAAGTGGAATAAGGACTTCTCTATGGCACCTGTAGAGCTTCTGGGGCCATACTGTGAACAAGATGTCTACTGGACATTGGAGCTATATAAAAGCTGCACTAAACAGATTCTTAAAATGAACCAAGAAGGTGTAGCAGATTTGGAAAGTCAATTAACTACTGTATTATATGACATGGAAGGAAGGGGAATTGAGATTGATAAGGAGTATGCAGTACAAGCAATAGCTAAAATAGATAAGCGTAGCTGTGAAGTAGAGGGGCAAATATGGAAGCTAACAGGTTCCGAATTTAATATCAGTAGTTCACAACAGGTAGGGGAAGTCTTAAATGGGTTAGGAATACACTCTCCTACTAAGACTCCTAAGGGTAAAGAATCCTGGGGAGAAGCGGCTCTGGTACAGATAAATAATCCTATTGCGGGGTTGATTAGACAATATCGCTCCCTAGAGAAATTGAAATCTACTTATTTAGAACCCTATATAGACCTAAATACTTTACACACAACTTTCTGTAATTGGGTAGTAGTTACTGGACGGCTATCTTCTAGGAGTCCCAACCTTCAGAATATTCCTAGAACCCACTTTAATTTAGTAGATAAGGAACTCACTACAGAGGAACGAGATATAGTTCGTGGACGTATTGAAGCTATCGTATCCACCAAAGGTGGGGTATTCGACAATAAGTTGGATGATGATGTCTTGGATACCTGGGGTTTTATTGGAGACGAATCTTTTGATGAAACTAACCCATTACAGATTTCTGTTAGGAGATTGTTTGTACCTAGGCCAGGATACTCTTTGATAGGCTTTGACTATTCTCAGATGGAGGTAAGAGTCTTTCTTAGTTATTTACAAAATTCAGTCATGGATGAATTGATGCGTCAAGACGGTATTGATTTTCATGGCGAAACTGCTAAGACAGCCTTTAATATGGTAGAAGACGATTCTGAATTTAAGTTCTACAGACAAATGGCAAAGAATATTACGTTTGGCATTATCTATGGTATTGGTAATAAGCGGTTGGCGTTACAGTTGCGTACTTCCCCACAAGAAGCCTCAAAGTATAAGAAAAAGTATTTCCAGGGCATTGAGGGTGCAAAAGAATTCATTGATAAAGTATCTAAAACCATTGAACAACGGGGTTGGGTACGGAATAGATATGGACGACTGTACCAGATTCCTGCGGAATTGGCTTATAAAGGGGTAAATTATTTGGTTCAAGGCACTAGTGCGGATATCTTAAATGAAAGGATGATAGAAGTATATGAATATCTCAAAGATAAAAAGAGTAATATTCTGTTGCAAGTACACGATGAAATCATTTGTGAAATCCACGATGAGGAAATATGCGAAGTGCCGCTACATATTCAGATACTATTGGAAGAGAATAGTTTAGGTATCCCACTCAAGGTAGATATAGATGTCTGCCAAGGGTCTTGGGCTGTAAAGAAAGATTGGTCTAAAATAACCTTGACACCAAAGCTCCCTTCTGCTACACTAGAAGAAGCAATAGATTGGAATTAGGAGGAAAAGAATGGCTAAAGTAAGTATGCACTTAGGATTTACCTTTAGGGTAGGAGATTTATCTACAAATCAGTATGGGAGAATAGATTATTCTATTGACCAGATAGATACAGAGTTACCTATAGATGATCAGTTAGGAGATGTAGAGCGAATCACAGATAAAGTTTGGGAAGTATTGAAAACTAAAGTAGATGACCAATTAGAGGGGTTGTTAGATGGAGGAAAGTAGGATTGTTCAAGAGTATGTTCTAGAAGATGTTAAAGAAGAGAGGGAGCGTCAAGACATTAAATGGGGTGACCAAAT